ACTGACGAGCCGCCAGTAAGAGCCGTACAGCCCATCCAGCACGGGCTTGATGTCGACGTGATTCAGCCGGAGATGCAACACCTCGCTCTCGCGGAAGGTCTTCTCGTAGCTGACATCGCCCACCTGCACGTTGACATACTCATTCTGCCGACTGGGATACTCCCCGTTCAGCAGGTAGCTGTCGGCCACCACCAGCGCGTCATAGCCGTCCCGCCTGCGGGTGCTGATGACAAGGGCCTCCCCGTCCACCAGCAGCTTGGACACCAGTTTGTGCAGAAACGCGGTGGAGTTCTGGTTCACGTTGGGCTCCACGTTCCACAGGTAGTGCTCCCGCTCCCGGATCTCCACATTGCCGCGGAAGGTGCGGAACTCACACCGGCCCACGGCGTTGGCGATCATGTTCGCGCAGATCCAGAAGCAGGTGTCCCGCAGCTGGAATTCCTGCGCCGCCGCCAGCAGCTCCCGGCAGGAGATCTCCACCGTGGTGGGGGACCGCGCCTTGCCGCCGGCCAGCCATTTCCAAAAATTCAGAGCCATAGCTCACCTCCTATAGCCGGATCGCGCCGATGGGCGGCAGCTGTACCGGCTCCCCC